GTGCCATTAAATCTTAACTTGTTACTATCAACTAATTCACCATTAACACCAGCATATGTTATTCTGCCCGATGTTAAATCTGTAACATTAACCGATCCTAATTCTGTTTGTCCAGGTACTCGAAGTATATCTAAAAATACACCACCTGCCGCTGTTAACGATACACCGTCAAAAAATAGATTAGCAGAATCAACTAACTCACCGTCAGTTCCTGCATATACTATTCTTGTAGGAGTTAAATCTTCAACATTTAATGAACCAACTTCTGCCTGACCTGTAACATCTATACCTTGTAAGAATGCACCGTTGGCAGCAGTGAATAATCCGTTTATTGTTAGTGCGGTAAGACCTTCGAGCTCTGTTGTTGTTTCGCCTAATGTAAGAGATGTTGTACCAATCGTAAAGTCGGCAGATGAAATAGTTTCAGAAGTACCGCTAAAGTTTAAAGGATTAAACTGAGTGTTTTGAAATAATGTTACATGACCAAATTCGTCAATGCCAATATTTCGCGGAAAGGATAGATTACCATTTACTGTACTAACTGCAGAGGATGTGTTAGCGTGACCTATTACAACGTTTGCGGCTTGATCGTAAACAGTTTGCGTGACAATTATACCGTCACCAGATTCTATCTGCTGAACGTAATTGCCAATTGTGTCAATACCAAGAACAACCGAATCTGGAACGATTTGCGGTTTAAACTGCCCAGGAGCAACAATTGAAGTAGACGATCCTTGTTTTGGGACGGCCTTTATAGAACGGCCACCGCCGACCTTGACCTTTATACTCACGAAACCTCCGTAATAGTGTCAACTACAATTGCTAAGCCTTCAACTATTTTGGTCAGTTCTCCTGTTTGTTTTTCCATTACTACGTCGTACTGATATTTCCCTGGAGTTAACGTATCTGTTTGTTGATCTGTCAATATTAAAGTAATGTCATTATTTGCTTTTTCAACTGTAAAACTGACGGCCGCTGTGGATGAGTATACTTTACGTATCCCACTATAGAAGTTATAGACTTGGATTTCTGCATCAGTATACTCTACGCCTGCTTCGTTAAACAGTTCGAGTGATTGTCTGAAATCCAAACCCTTATCTATGTATATGTTAGCTCTTGATGCCATGAGGTTGAAACCTTTTTAAATATTCTTGTATTATCTACTTTATTTATAATATCCGGTCCAACAAATGGAAAAGGACATTATGATAATGCCCTTTGTCGTCCACTAATGATTAGAGCATGTGTTGTTTACATAATATAGTTATTTCTTGAGGTCTTCAACTTCGGATTTAAGTTCTTTGATTGCTTCAACTAATAAACCAACAATGTTTCCGTATGAGATAGACTTAGTACCGAGTTCATCCTTTTGCGATGTAATAACAACTTCAGGAATTATTGATTCAACTTCTTGTGCAATTAGACCAAGCTCTGATCGTTCTTCACCAATCTTGTTATATGTTACTCCGCGTAATGAATCAACCTTATCCAAAGCACCAGTTATTGTTTGAACATTTTCTTTCAGTCTTGCATCAGAGTTAGTAGTAACATTACCGCCAGCAGTGAAGTCACCAGTATTTACATCAAAAGTAAACCTTGTTAATGTCGATGTATACGCATGTCTAATAAGAAGATCTTTATCATGGGCAATATCCATATAAACATCAGAACCATTACTGTAAAAGTCGCCATCAAGGCCACCGGTTCCAAATTCTAGCCTAGCATTATCATTAAAGACAATCTTACCAGTTGTTACAGTGTTAGTCGCAGTACCGTCAAAAGATCCAGAACCACCAGTCCACGATGTTTGAGTAACGCCACCTAATGTTAGTCCACCATCTACAGTTATATTCTCTACAGTTAATTCATCATCGTTAGCAGTATAGAATAAGTTTTGCTGGCCGCCTGGGTTAGGAGTAGTTGTTCCATATAAAGGTCTTGCTCCTGAACCACCCTGAACCAAAGTAAGGAACATTGCTGTACCTTGAAGTCCTGATGTATGTAAGCTTGCTACATCAATTGCAGCAGACGAACCTGAAGTACCTTGAGAACCTAGACCACCAGTTGTACCTTGAACTCCTTGTGGGCCTGGGACTGTTGAATCCGCACCAGTTCCTGATAATCCCTGTGGACCAAGGTCGCCAGTTGAACCTTGGAAACCAGTTGAACCTTGAGCTCCTGGGTTACCAGAATCACCTTGGGCACCTGCGCCATCAGAACCTTGAATACCAAGATCACCTCTTATACCTTGAGTACCTTGAACACCCTGAGGGCCTAAACCACCAGTTGAACCTTGGAATCCTCCATCACCACCAAGACCCTGAGCCCCTGGCTCACCAGCAGGACCCTGAAGACCAGGAGAACCAATTCCGCCACCACCTTGAATACCTTGTTCACCGGTATCACCTTGAGCACCAGCATAACCTTGAGTACCTTGAGTACCACCGCCACCAACTGGACCAAGATCACCCTGAATACCAGTTGTACCTTGAATACCTTGTAAGCCTTCGCCGAATCCACCTTGAACCCCTTGGTAACCTTGAATACCCAACGGTCCTTGAATACCGTAGCCACCTACTTCTCCTGGCCCACCTTGTATTCCCTGCCAACCTGAATAACCCTGAATCCCTGGAGCACCTTGACCATCTTGTCCTTGTAGTCCTTGGTTACCTTGCATTCCTTGGAAACCCTGAGCAGAAGCTCCACCGGTAACTCCTTGGAAACCTTGAACACCTTGGAAACCAAAGTCTCCTTGTACTCCGCTTGCCCCTTGGAAACCAGATCCTGAAACACCTTGTCCACCCTGTATGCCTTGGAAACCAAATGGTCCTTGAACACCTTGAGCAGAAGCATCGCCTGCGACACCTTGTAAACCTTGAACTCCTTGCGGGCCAGATCCACCTAAACCTTGAGAACCAATAAAACCTTGAACACCTTGCGAACCAGCTCCATCAGTACCTTGAGCACCCTGAGCACCTGCTCCACCGGGCTGGCCACCTTCACCGTCGCCACCTTGTAAACCAGCTTCACCTTGAAGTCCCTGAAGTCCTTGAATACCCTGAACGCCTTGTCCACCAATACCGCCAGCTCCAGCAATACCTTGATTACCAAGAAGTCCTTGAATACCTTGAACACCCTGTGAACCATTACCGCCAGAACCTTGAATACCGACATCACCTTGTAAACCGTCTGTACCTTGAACTCCTTGAACTCCTAAACCACCATTGTCACCTTGAATACCTTGGACACCTTGAATACCTTGTCCACCAGCACCACCAGTTGAACCTTGTACGCCAGCACCAGTTTGTCCCTGTAAACCTTGGAATCCTTGTGGTCCTTGAACCCCCTGAATACCTTGAGCACCGGTTGAACCAGTTGATCCTGCATCGCCTGTTCTTGCGAAAGTAATTGTTACATCATCGCCATCTAGGAATGTATAACCACCATTACTAACATGAGCACACGTTATAGCAAAGAAAGAACTGGTTTCAGATAAAGAAGCAATCGTAAACAATATAAAGTTATTGGGTGTATCTTTCTTGGTGATTTTAAAGTGGCCTTTAATAGGACTTGTAGAATCATCAATTGTTCTTAAGAACGGTTGAATATCAATAAAGCCATCGTCTCTATCATCAATGAACATAACAGTAGCTGATGATTGAGTGGCGTTATTTAATTTTAGACCACCTGGGTCAGGATCTGTTGCGTTAGTATCCGACTTAAAAGTATAATCAAATGTTACACCACCAAACGAACCTTCAGCACCTTGAAGACCAAGATTACCTTGAACGCCTTGAACGCCTTGAGTACCTGCACCGATTGAACCTTGTAAACCCTGTAGACCTAATGTACCTTGCGCGCCTTGAATACCTGCTGGGCCACGAGGAACGAATGTAATTAGAGTAGTTGGTCCGTGTACCGCGTTAACAGAAGTCTGCCAGTTAGTAACGTTACCATCAACATAATTAACATCCCAGTAACCGTAGTTCTTTCCTGCGCCATCCCATGTCCAACCAGTAATTTCATAAATTAACCAATGGTGTCCAGCAGTGCCTGCACCTTCGTCATAATTACCTTCTTGTATTTTTAGATAACCTTTAACTGCGCCAGGAGCAGCAGCAATAAAATCAAAGAAATTGTCTACTTCTTGGTTGTACTGATCAACTGGAATATCGTCAATCGTAATTAATGTAGCAAGCGTTGGGTTAGTATTATTAAACTTGTAATTGTTTGTGCCTGGGTCAGTACCACCAATTGTGTTATTAACAAAGTTCCATGGGAATGTTAATCCACCATATTGCCCTTGTTCACCTTGAAGTCCTTGTAAACCTTGGATTCCAGTTGTACCCTGAGCACCTTGAGTACCTTGACCACCCGTTCCACCTTGAACGCCTTGTAAACCTTGAACTCCTTGCGAACCAGTTGTTCCTTGAGTACCTTGAGTACCCTGAATGGATTCGCCTTGAATACCTTGAAGTCCTTGCGAACCTTGAATACCGGTCGTACCTTGTTGGCCTTGAACGCCTTGTCCACCTTGAACGCCTTGTCCACCCTGAACACCTTGAATACCCTGAACGCCCTGAATACCACGGTCACCGTTTCTTGAGAACGTTAATCTAAAATCTGTTCCGTTAGCAAAAGTAGTTACACCGCTAACTTGAACAACTTCAAATTCCCAATAACCTGTTTTGTCTGTAATAACATCAAGTTTAAATAATGCTTGGTCGTAAGTATCTGCTGCATTGATTATTCTTAAATAACCTTTAGGAGAACCAACAATTGCGTTGAGTTCTGCAGCAAGGCCATCCATAACGTTGTTGCCGCCCCAATCTTCATCGTCAACCCATATCTTAAGACCGGTAGTGGATACGTTAGTATTACTGAACCGAACATAACCTTGCCCAGGATCTGCGTCCGTTGTATTATTATTGTAATTATAATTATAAGAAATACCACCGAAGTCACCGGTTGAACCTTGTAAGCCTTGTAAACCTTGAGGTCCTTGAAGTCCTTGCGTACCTTGAGTACCTTGAAGTCCTTGAGCGCCTTGAGTACCAGTATCGCCTTGAATACCCGTAGTACCTTGTGGACCTTGAACTCCTTGAAGTCCTTGAGTACCTTGAATACCAGTTAGGCCTTGAGCCCCTTGAGAACCGTCTGTACCTTGAACACCTTGAGCACCAGCTCTAACAAAAGAAAGTACGAATGCTTGACCATTGCCGCCAGTGATTGCGCCAAGAGAACTTGCTACGTGATTAACGGTTAAAGTAAGCCAACCTGTATTATCAATTACATCAGTAATTTCAAACGTAATGAATTGATCTACATCACTAACTCTTGTAAGTTGTACGTAACCTTTAACTGGCCCTGGGACTGTATCAATGCTATTTAATAAACCTGATAGATCAGATCCGTTTTTGGCAATATCATCAATGAATAACGCAGTAGCGCTTGCGGAAGAAGATGAGTTAATAGCAAACTTGCCTGCAGTTGGATCTTGAGCAGTAAGAACAGTACTAAAATCATATTCAAATGTTACGCCACCATATTGACCAACAGATCCTTGAATACCAGTATCGCCTTGAATACCTGTAGTACCTTGAACTCCCTGTGGTCCTGCACGTCCTTGTGTTCCTTGGAAACCAAGATCACCCTGAATACCAGTTGTACCTTGAACTCCTTGTGGACCACGCCTTCCTTGTAAACCTTGAAAACCTAATAGACCTTGAACACCTTGAACACCTTGTATGCCAGCTTCACCTTGAGCTCCACGATGTCCTCTTAATCCTTGAATACCTTTGTTACCTAACGGTCCTTGAAGTCCTTGAGTACCTTGAATACCAGTTAAACCTTGAACTCCGCGGAAACCACCAATATTAACCCAAGTGGCTCCATCATATATCCAAAGTGTATCGTCTGATTGGTCAATAACACCATCGCCAACAACAGCTGAAGCAAAGGCAGCATTTAATGAAGACTGATCTCCAGGTCCTGCGATAGAACCAATGATAGTAAACCCTGGACCGTATTCTCCTTGAAGACCTTGGAGTCCTTGAATACCAGTTGTTCCCTGTAATCCTTGAGGACCAGTTCCAGTTGTAAGCCAGTTCGTGCCGTCGGAGTATCTTAACTCTCCGTTATCAGCATAAACCAATGCGCCTTCAAAAGCTGCTGGGTCAAGCGTTATCGGAAAGGCCTGCGGAATACCGCGACCTAACGTTAGACTTTTCCCTGATAGTGTACTGAACCTACTTGACATTCTACTTATCCTTTAAACAAATTCACGTTAGTTACCATTCTATTTATTGTGTTCTTAAACAACATCATCTTCTTCTGCCTGACCCAGAGTAAATGATAGCGTTGCGTGAATAGCAAGGTTTGCCGATGCCTCTGCTTCTAATATATCGCCAGTATTTAAAAACTGTCCGTTTAATGGAATTGCGATTGTATCATATGCTGGGACTGGCAATTGCTTGATAATATTAAAGTAAGTACCTGCTCCGCCTTCGTAATATCTGAATACACGAACACCAACGTTTACCGTAGCATTAGTAGTATTACATAATACCAATGGAGATATAATCTCACCAACTCCCGGCTCAACTGTGGTAGATCCACCGAATACTAATTCAGGAACCCTATAGTTGGGAACATTAATAATTTCCGCTGATTCTGTCGATAGAACTAAGTTCTTTGCGACTGGTTTCGCATCAGGTGCCTGCGACGTTGTAATTGTTGTAATTGGCATTTTCTATTTTCCTATTTTAAACTACTGCTCTCGAGTTCGAAGCACGTCTTGCGAGTTTACGAACCGAAGAAGTAAACGGTCGACCTTCGATTCGACCTGTTCTACCGTTAATTTTTAGTCCTCTTGCGAAGTACTGGTTATTCAATTCATCAGCACCTGACCATCGGATTCTACCGCCATCTTCATTAAGTACCGAGGCAATTGCTGATATAGCAGAACCAAGGTTTCTAAAGTTGAGTGGCAATGCGTTTCTGTTAACACCGGCCGATGCACCGTTAAACTGGTGAGCAATTGATTCAACCAACGATCCAAATATTAACGTGTTAGGTGTTAATATGTTATCTTTCAGACAGTCGTTAAACAATCCTTCGATCATCAATGAATGCTCAGAATCAGGCGAATAGTTATTCACAAGATTTGTTTTCATTCTATCCCAAGCTCCAACAAACGCATCCAACAGATCAGTATTGTTTGGACCATCTAATGACCAATCATTAATATTAGCATTCCAATAATATATATCGCCAGTGTAGAAGTTAGTTGCATAATTAGTGGCAACAATATATGCTTGATTTGGTTTCTGACCAGTAATCGCGCCTAATGCAGCCAAGTCAACAACCGAACCTTTATAACGCAATGCTTCGTTAGTAGAATTGAACACCGGGAATACGTGTCTGCCTTCCCAATCAAAGAACGAAGCAGTATATGTTCTAACCGCGTTCTGACTACCGTTTGTTTGATAGCTTGGACCAACTGCCTGAACATCTTCGAACTTGAAGTCATTCTGAACTGCGGTTAACAAGTTACTAGCATCTCTGCGCGTTAAGTTAAGATCGATGTAGTTATACGTACGTCCTACGTACTTAACAGTATCAAACTGAAGACCTGTTCTTCTCTGTTCAATAATTGCCTGGGCATCTGTAAACGCGGCAGGAGTATAAGTATAATCTGGTTCCATCTTAACTGGTAAGTACTTAGTATCATTATTTATCTGAGTTTTGTAGAAGATGTTCGCAAGTTGCTCTACCTTCAAACTTTCAACCGTTGTACCAATCTCACCCAATATAGTTTGACCTGCATATTCACCAATTACGATGTCCTTACAAATCCTACCAAGTTGACGATATGATTTAGCAGTTGCTTCACGTTGATTCTCAGGGATTCTGTTAACTTGATTCCAGAAGTAGAAATCTGCGTTCCATCTCGAAGCAGTATTACCACCAAAGTTCAAGTCGAAGCTGAATGCGTCAAGCAAGTAACCAGTATCTCTGCGACATTTTGCTTTGCTGTAATCAAGAACATCAAACTCACGATTAATAAATTCAGTTACATCAGATGCAAGTTCTTCAGTTCCATCATCAATGGTTACAGCAGCAGTTACCAAAGCAGCATCCATCCAAGCAGCATTTGAGTAAGCTCCTGGCATAGCGTCAGTATCATTAGCAGTTATAACATTTTCGATATAACCAATTAACTCATTTACCTTAGCACCTTCAGTTGCCGTAGCAGCTGTACCCAAAGTATTCTGAGGAGTTAGTGTATAATTTGTTGCATCAGTTACTGCAATCTCTTGTACTACCTGCTCTACAACACCACCAAGGAAGTTGTATATGGCAACAGTCTGAGCTCTTGTATCTACAGGAAGTACTGATACTCCATTCTCGAAGTAAATGCCTGCAGCTTGTCTGATAGCAAAGTTAGTTTGATATTGAACATCGTGACTGATTGCATCAACCAAGAATCCTATATCTCTTCTACATTTTGCATCAGCGAAACTTAAACCGTTCTGAGTAAATGATAAGTAATTAATTACACCTTTTGAGTACACTGCCTTCTGGCTTTCAATCAACTCTTTAGAAGTAATATAGTTAGCACCCATCCAAGTTTGATCTACATCAATTCTTTCGGGAATTGTATTAGCAAGTTGGTTCTTATCATCAACAGCTTCAGCAACAATTTCAACAAGTTTTCTTGCTGCAATTGAGATAGCAGGATTTGCACCGATGGTTTTCATATCTTGGGTTTCACCAGTTTGATATGATACCATTGGAGTCCAATAAGTATAACCTGAAGTCTTAGGATATAGTTTAGATGTTAAACCAATTCCACCAACAACTCTTTCAACGATCTGTCCCATATGTAAGAACGCATCTCTTGATCCCATTCTTTGTTCAATTTGTAGACCTGTATTAACCGCGTTCTCAAAATACATTCCTGCAGTTTGAACCGTAGCAGTATTACCACCGTATTGAATATCATGCGATATTGCATCAACAATAAAACCAGTATCTCTTCTACATTTAACTTCACTATATGGAAGTACTTCGAACTTAGTAGCAAGATAAGCCAATATAGTATTTTGTATAGTTGACTTAACACCTTCAAGTTCAGCAAACGAAGCTTGACTAGTAGCATCATAAGTTGCTAACGGTGGGAAGCGTTGTAATGGAGCCATTAACATTGTGTTATTAAGAATTGAATTAGCAACAATATCAAACAACCCTTCTACTTCAGCTCCCATACCAGCTCCACCTGAACCAGATGTAAAGTTCTGGGTCTCGGCGTTACCTGCTGATTTCAATCCAGCGATATTAATATCTCGAACAATAAGGTTAGCACAATCACCGATGTGTTTAAATACAGCGGCAGTTGCTTCACGTTGATTCTCAGGTAATACGCTAACTGCATTTTCAAAGTAAAGTTTTGCGTCGTTCAGAGTAGCAAAGTTACCTTCGTGTTGAGCATCAAATGTTACCGCATCAACTAAGTAACCAAGATCTCTTTCACAAGAAGCAACATCGTAACTCAAAGAACTTCTATTGACAGCAAGCCATGCAGTAGTTTCAGCGATCAAGAATGATCTGTTATTTTGTAACTGAGATCTTCCGTTGATTCGACCAATACCTAAGCCGTTAGTAGTAAAATCAATTACATCAGCAGCTGCAGAACCATTAGTCATTATATCAATGATTTCATCGAATCGAGCAGCAGTATTTGTTTTATCAGTTGGGTCAGTAACAGCAAGTACAGCAGCATCTTTAGCAAATCTGATTGCCGCGACAGTTTCTGTTAATTGCTCATTGATAGTAATGTCAGCCCCTACAGAACCAGTTCTATACGCAAGACCGTTAAATATTGAGTTAAAGTTAGATCCTGTTAATACGTCAGCCTTAACTGCGTCAACTAGGAATCCAACATCTCTCTTACATTTATCACCATCAAACGTGTAGTAACGATCTTTCAAGTATCCTTGAACTTCTTCAATGATAAAGTCTCTGTTACGTTGTAATTGCTTTCTTGCCAGTGTTCTGTTAGGATCAAAGGTAGGTTTAACCAATGCAGGTAATTGAGCAGTCTCGATATTAACATCATCAATTAAGATAGCAACTTGATCTACCAAGTCGTGTATAATTGTTCCTGTAGCAGAAGTAACCGCAGTTCCTGTTAGATCTTGACCAGCTTCATTACCCGTTACTAAACTTAATGCATTTGCTGATGCAGATACAAAAGTATGTGGATATTGACCTGTTCCGCCTGTACCTACATTCATTGTAATAGATGTTGCATCTACAGCAGTAATTGGGCAAGGCTTTCTGTAATAAGGATGGTGCGCTTGTGGCGAAGAATGGTTAGCAGTACCAGACCCAGTATCACAACTCATTACAACTGATTCGTCAGCCATCCAAATATGATCGCCTACTTTCATTGTATGAGTACCGACCGTTGCGTTGAATATTCCAGTAGCAGGATCGTAAGTAGCACCTGATGGAGTAAACTGAGCACCAAATGTTGGATTGATTTGAGTTTCTTCAACAACCAACTTAGCTTTATCAGCCAACCAAGCAAACGCCTTTTGAGTAGGCTCACGTTGTTCGTAAGGCAATACGTTGATTTTTTCACGTAGTCCTGAAACGTTAGCAGTATCTTCGTAATCAGATAAGATCTTAAACTGACCTTTAACTTCAAGAGGCAATACGTTAGTTGATCTTAACTGTTCATAATCAGCAGACTCAGTATCAGAACGTTTGAAGTAGTAATCATTTAATACTTCAAGAATATTTTGGTTTCCGCCGTACTCAGCATCTTTAGATATTGCATCAACAATCAAACCAACGTCTCTTTCACAAACATCTTTTGCGTAAGGTAATCCGTTATGTTCATCTCTAAGGAAGTCAATAACTCCACCTTGAAGATTTTCTGTCATTCCATCCATTGCGTTAACTGCAGCAACCATTGCTGTTTCAACGACAGGCTCAATATATTCAGGCAACCAATCAATGTTATTATCCCTAATAACCTGAGTTGTAATATTAACTCTGTTTTCTGCAAGGTTACCAATTTCAATACCTGCATCAGTTAATGACTGATCTTGAGTTGCAGAGTTACCTGTTGATTTAATAACAGCAATATCTCTAACGATATTGTAAGCAACTTTAGCAATATGTTCCCAAGTCTTAGCAGTAGGTAATTTCTGATCTTCAGGTAATACAGCAATTGCGTTCTCGAAGTATAATCTTGCGAAGTTAATAGCAGCAGTATTACCACCGAACTTAACATCTTGAATTAAACCATCAACCAAGTAACCTGTATCTCTTTCACAAGATGCAACGTTATAAGTTAACGATGGGAATTGAACAGCAATGTAAGCAGTTGTTTCAGCGACAATGAATGCTTTGTTTAATAACAATGCGTTAGCACCAATCACATGATTTTCAGTTTTACCATTACTACCGTAACGATAAGTACCAATGTTAGCTGCACCATTAGTTAGAATATCAATGATTCTAGCGAATGAAGCGTTAGATCTTGTTAGTGCATCTCCTGTTACATTAGGATCAGCAGCAACTTGAGCTTTAAGATAATTGATAGCAGCAGTAGTTTCAACTAACTGATCATTAACTACCGTGTTAGCGCCAACTGTACCGATTCTGTAACCGAGACCCATATACTGCGAGTTCCAATATGAATCTGTAGCAATATCTCTTCTAACTGCATCAAGAATAAATCCAGTATCTCTTGAACATTTTACTCCGTTAAATACAAAGTATTGTGAATCAAGATACGAGGATACTTCTTTCTGTAAGAATACTCTGTTCTTCTGTAATGTTTCTCTAGCAAACTGACCTTGAGAATTATGAGTAACCTTAGTTACTGCATCTTTGCTTACCGATACAAAAGTATGTACATGATCAGCAGAGATACCAACGTTAACTGTAACATCGTTTCCACTAACCGCAGTAACAAGCATTGGCTTTTTGTAATTGCCATCGCCTTTTCTCGGGTATGAATGTTCAGTAGCATCACTATCCAATGCGCAAGTATATGTAAAGCTGTATGGAGCAAACTCAATATAATCACCAAGTACGATACCGTGATTAGCAGGCATAGTGACAACACTATTACCAGTAACAGGAACGTAAGTAGCGGATATTGGAGTTAGATGCTTCAGCTTAGACGCAGGATCTGTAAATACCAATGCATCAGTATCAATTGCCGCAACAGCCGATCTAACAAACGTATGAGCGCCACCAGCGCCTGTTCCTACGTTCATTGTAATTGTATCAGTGGTTACAGAAGTAACCATTACAGGGACTTTATATGCAGGGTGGTGGGCAGCAGGATATGAATGTTCAGTTACATTACTATCTTGTGCACAGGTAAACGTTACACTTTCTGGTGCAATTGAAACGTAATCACCAGCAGTAACATTGTGCTTACCGATAGATGTTACAAATACGCCTGTAGCAGGATCGTAAGTAGCATTGTACGGAGTATAAGTTGAAACATATACTGCAGATTTAATATTGTTAGCAGTTGAACTGATCCATGTATGAACCGACGTATCAGAACTTGTTCCAACATTAACTGTAATTGTAGTTGCATCTTTAGCAGCAATAGTTACTGGCTTCTTGTATGCAGGATGCTTTCTTTCACCTTGAATTGCATTTGTTATTGCGCTTACGAAAGTATGAGTTCCACCACCGTTCGCCGTTGCTCCAACTTGCATTGTAATTGTAGTTGCATCAACCGCAGTTAGCTTAATCTTTTTCTTGTAGAAAGGATGATGAGCTTCAGGCGTTGGATGTTGAACTACGTTGCCATCAAGTGTACAAGTAAATACGATACTTGAAGGAGCAATTTCTATTTCATCACCAACCTGTAGTTTATGACTTCCAATAGTTGCCGTAAATACACCAGTCTCAGGAACGTAAGTTGCATTCGTTGGAGTAAAGTTTGTAATTGTAGTTGTAGGATAAGTATGCTGAGTTGCGTTCGCATCAAGTGCACAAGTAAATGTCAAACTATCCGGAGCAATAAGAACCTTATCGCCAATTTGGAAATCGTGAGCACCAATTGTAATAACAGTTGTACCTAACGCAGGATCGTATGTAGCACCTGAAGTACTATATGTTTTATTTGAACTGTTTACGATTCCAACAATCTTATTTAACGATTCGTCAGCTCTATGTTCAGAAGCAAGATCGGATGTACCAATTACGTGCGATACTGAGTTAGTTAAAGCTGATACAAACGTATGAACATTAGTACCACCAGTTCCTACATAACAAACAACCGTAGTTGCTGTTACCGCGTGTACTGGGCAAGGATGATTAAAGTATGGATGCCCAGGATTTGGAACTGCATCGTTAGTAGGACCACTTCCTGTATCACAACTAAACGTAATACCATCTTCTAGGAATTTAACATAATCCCCAGGACCCATAGAGTGAGTACCAATTGTTACTTCAAACCTTCCAGTTACAGGATCGTAAGTAGCACCTGTTGGAGTAAAGTTTGCAGCGATTGCACCAGCAGGCGATATTGCATTAGCAACAGCCGATACGAAAGTATGTGGATATTGTCCTGCACCACCTTGACCTACATCCATTGTAATTGTAGTAGAAGTTACACTTGTGATAGGACATGGAGTGTTATAGTACGGATGATGCGACTGTGGCGAAGCATGACTAGCAGCTCCACTACCTGTATCACAACTAAACGTAATACCTTCACTCGCAAAGTCGACATAATCACCGGCTGCCATTGAATGACCTGAGCCAATCGTGGCAACCATAATTCCAGTAGCAGGATCGTATGTAGCATCTGTAACTGTAAATCCTGTTTGTCCGCTAGGAGCAACTCTTCGCTTCAATTCGTTTATTGCACCGGTTGTTTGAACCAACTGCTCATTAATAACGTTATCAGCAAGAGTAGTACCTGAACGATAAGCAATACCTGTTTGGATTGCGTTATAGTTAGTTCCTGTTAGAACATCTCTTTCAACCGCAGGTAAGATATAAGATTGAATATCTCTTTCGCATTTCTTAGAATCATATCTGAAGTAGTTGTTATCAATGTAGCCTTCAATGATATCTTGAATAAATGCTCTGTTAGCTTGTAGTTGCTTTCTTGCGTTTTTATTATCGACAGGAATGGCAACGTTATTACTAAACTTAAAGGCAGAACCTAAGATTGCGACAGCGTTCGGTAATGCTTCAACAAACGTATGATCATCGATGATTGCTGATTTACCAACATTAACTGTAATCTTAGATGCATTAGCACCTATTACTTCAATTGGAGTTCCTGCTGCTGGATCAGTTGCTCGAGGATAACCAGTTTTTGCGATATTGTTATCTCTAGTGCAAGTAAATACAAGGCTACCTGTTTTAAGAAGTACCTTACGACCTACACCTAAACCGTGTCCTTTAGTAATTGCACCTGTGACTGCTGATACAAACGTATGAGCTTGTTCACCAGTAGGTCCACCTTTACCAACATCCATTGTAATCTTAGTTGCAGAAACTGCAGTAACAGGACATGGTACGTTGTAGTAAGGGTGATGAGCTTCAGGAACCGCATGATTCTGAGTTCCTGAACCGGTGTCACAACTAAATGTAATTCCACCAGGCTTGAACCATACAGAATCGTTAACTTTCAACGTATGCTTACCAATAGTTGCTTCCATGATTCCCGTAACAGGATCGTAGGTTGCGTCTGTTACTGTAAGACCTTTAGCAGTTTCAAGTGTGATAACTGAATAACCTGTAGAAGGATCATAAGTTGCAGCGGATGGTGTATATTGAGTTCCTTTGTTTTCAAGGATATTTAGAATCTCATCATAACCTGAGTCAAGTCTTTCTGAAGCAAGGTACGAATCACCATCTATTAATTCGTTAGTCTGATCTTTTAATCTTTTGTAAGCTCCGACAGTTTCGTTATTCTGATTTTCCATAACTGTTTTAGCAGTTGCCATGTAATATGCACGGCCCGCAGAAACTGAGTTAAAGTTAGTATCGAATAACATGTCGTTCTTAACAGCAGGTAATATGTAATCGGAAACATCTCGACGACAAGCTACACTATCATAAGCATAGAACTCTTCGTTGTTATCAATCCAATTCATTAGCTCGTCAGCAATCAATGTTCTATTGTCTTGTAGCAGTTCCCTTGCTGCCGTACGTGCAACTGTTGTGTCTTGCCATATAATCGGGTTGATGTTCTCTTCACCGTATTTAAGGACATTTAGAAGCTCATTAAAGGACTCATTAGCCCGAGCAACTACAGTTGCATTACCGTCAACGAATACACCTTGAACTCTACCTTGTAGATATTCTAATGCTCCAGTTGTTTCGGCAAGCTGATCTCCTGGGACAATATAACTGATTGGTGATCTATAAGTAATACCACCTAATCTTCCCCAATAGTTAGTATCGAGTGCAATGTCATATCCTGTACCGTCAAGTACAATACCTGCATCTCTTTCGCATTTATCTGCATCGTAACCTTTATAACCTAAACCGCCAGCAGCGATAGGATCTGTAAGGTATTCAACCATGTCTTGAATAATATCGTCAGACGCAGTATCAATACTTTCAGCGAATACAGTATTACCAATCATGTTTGCAGTTGTTGATTTTGGAGCAAAGAACTGAGTTGTTCCTTTTGCTCGCATTGATATATCGCCGAACTGAGTACCACTGTTGTTTAGTGTAACCTGTCCACCGTTCAATGCATAGAATGCACAACGTACAAAGATTGACAAAGAACCGATACCGTTAATACCTGCACCGTCTCTGGCAACATATCCTAAACCGTTTTGAGTACGAGGGGTAAAACCAAAACACAATACATAAGTATATAATGAATCGGGATCAAGTACTCTTCTGTCTGCAAGTACACA